GGTGTAAAGCCTTCGACTTGCTTCTGGTTATTGATGTCGAGCAGAACACCATGCTGGATGAACGTCTCAGACATGGTTTGCAGATGTTTACCGGAAGCAATCGTCTGGGTATCGATCATCTCCAATTTCTCGTTCAACCTTCCGGCATACCCTGCCGCACGATCATAGACCCCGGCAATATCAGTGCCCTTCAGATTCTTTGAGAATGTGGCAATAAAAGCGGCACTGGTGGCAACGGCGAGGTCGAAGTCTTCGACCGCTTTCAACCCCCTCTTAAACTCGTTCGTGATTCCGCTGGTTACGGCACTGAACGCTTGAAAAGCCACGGTGTAGATTCCAACCGTGATGATCATATCCTTGAACTTCGACATGCTGAACTCGGTGGATTTACCGAGGGTGTTCATGCTGGTAGCAACCTTATCAATTGACGCCTGCGAGACACCCATCTGTCTACCGAGCGCCCGCATTTCTTTTTCAGCAAGTCCAGCGGATCGAGCAATGTTCTGAAGAGCCTGTTCTTGTGATTTCTCGCCGGCAGTTGCTGCAAAACGAGATTTTAACATGGTGATCTGAGCGGCAGTAAGACCGGTCGTTCTGCTCAGAGCTACCATATCGAGTTCAAGAAGATCAACAGACCGACGGGCAATTTCCGCGCTTCCAGACAAAGCCACAAGGTCTTTTGAAAACGCCTGGGTTGCAGCTTGGGCTTGGGTATTTAGTCCAGTACTGGCACTGCTGGCCATGGTGGTGTAATTGACAATCGGTTTGGCGGTATTAAGTTCTCTGATCCGCTGTGCAAGAGACTGAACCACCTTCTCCTCACCGTGAAGGGCGAGAGTGACTTTATCGATCTGCGCGACCGATAAACCGAATTGTGTTCCGAGTTCCTGGACTTCCTGACGGGTAGCGCCGATGGCGGTAGAAACTGACCGAAGAGCGTTTTCCTGGGCCTTCGCCGCTTGGGTTTCCATCATCCGTTGCTGCAACCGGATAAACTCCCCGCCGGTGGTGCCCGTCAATCGCTGTAGATCACCAAGAGCAACACCGATAGATTGAAACGATTCTTTGACAAGCCCCTGAGAACGGGCAAGGGTACCGAGATTGGCAATCAGAGCATTGATATTACCCTTGATTTGACCGGGGGTGAAAGCATTATTGAGAGCGTCCGACATCGACTTAGCCGACTCGGTGACAATCTGCTTGGCTCTCAACGTATCCTTGGCAAGCTGAGTGGAATCCAGCTTAACCGGAATGTAGATACCCTTTATTTTCCGCGTAATCGCCATCAGCCACCCAACTCGCTTACGGTTTCTTCCAACGCCTTACGCATGAAAGATTTAGCCGGGACACGCTCCCCGGTGATCTTACCCCATAGTATCTTAACGTGGCCCCATTCTATAAGGTGAGCTTTAGGATCTTTGGCAACGACGATATATCCACCATCTTCAAACTTACTCTTGCGCATGGTGATACTATCTCGAAGTTTACCGCTACGATCAATGAAAGCACTGGTGGCTTGAGCTTTATCGCGAACAGTTGCGGCAACCGCCTTGACTTCATGAGCGTCAATGTCCATAATGATCTCATCCAGGCCGATATCAAACCCTTCAATATCGACAAACGCTTCAGCATTTAGGATTCCGCCGCTCATTTCCGCCTCATGTGTGTGAGTGCCGCTCGTTCCATTACCTGCAGACCATTAAAAACATCCTCTCGCTCGGCAAGTGCAACCTTCCTGATTCTCAAGACCACAGGGAGGGCAGTGTAGTCAAGCCCGGTTGCTCCATTCATCCCTGTTCGCCATTGAGTGAGCATATCAAGAAACACTCCTACCGTCTGCCAGTTATCCGGATAGATTCCGTCGTGATCCGACTTCTTAAACCCTTCCGCCTCCATTACCAGTTCAAGAGGCACACCGAGCTTCTTCGCTCGATCTTCAGCCTTATCTTCGCTGCCGCCGCCTACAAGGGCAACGGCGGCAGCTTCTAGTTTTTTGCCCTACTCTCGAACAGCAACCTTGAGTAATCACTAATAATATCGAAATACGCTGCCGGGTACTGGTCCAGAAAGATCTCAATGTTCGCCGGATTGAAGTCTTCCGACAAGCCCCATTTTGTAACAAACTCAAGGAAGACTTCAGTCTGGGTCTTGGCTTCTTCTTTATTGGATTCCAACCAAGCCAGGTACTCCTTCCGGCCCCGATACTTAAAGGTCAAAGGGATCGTGCCGGGTTCCGCTTGACCTGGTACGGTAATTGGAACCTCGGCGTCGAAAGTCGGATCTAGGTTAAGTTTGATCATGGATTAACTCGCGTAGAAGGTAGTGGTTCCGAGCGTCGTAATAACCGACCGGCAGGTAACAAGCTGTTGAGCTGAACCACCAGGAGCATTGGAGAAACCAATATACCCGGCGAGCACCAGGATCTTACCGCCTGAACCAAATTGGAACTTGAAACCTTTGATCGCTTGGATGTCGGAAGCTGCTTTCATTGTAGCTTGAGCCACATCAGTGGGGTCCCATTTGTGGTCCATATTGTAACTGATGGCCGATGGGAGGCCGGGAACCTCGCTCTTCTGAGCGGCATGAATGGTGGTAGTGGGGATCATGTCGAATTCGCCACCGGCGGCATCGACCGAAATTGCGGAAGACATAGAGGTACTGTAGGTCACCTCTTTTGCTGTCCCGGATACGAAGGTATCGTAATCCGTGGTATCAACTCCTTCGAGTTGGAAGGTGTCGGCGGCTACGCCTGCAACACGAACAACCTTCTGATTGACTTGGCGCATACCTTGCGTGGCAAGATACACATAATCGCCGTTACTGAGGCCGTGACCGACCGATGTAGCGACACCAGGACTTGCTTTGGTGATCGCTGTAATGGTGAGAGCGGTTCCGAGGGAACCAATACTGACCGCAACGTTTTTCCAAACTGTATCTTCTGCCATGGGTACTACTCCTTTCTGTCTTCACGACAGTAAGTGTCCGGCCTGTCATCGCGACAGTCCTTTTGTTATCCTGGCTCTATGGCCAGACGTAATATTCGAGAAGTTCTCGATATTCTTTACTTACTTCCTCCCGGAGGTCTTGTTGCATAATGAACGACGTCGCAAAAGTTGGGCCATCCATTGCTGCTTGTACTGCGTCAGCCGTGGTCTTGGCTGATGTATAAGTCTTACCGTAAACGTCGATCTGCAACCGTAGCTTCTTCTGCCCTTGAACCAACTTCGTTTCCGTAACCACCTGGAAGATGATATACGGGCAAACTATGGTCGGTGACTCGTTGACTAGAGCATAACATCGGCCCGACACGAGGTTCCCGAGCAAGGTCTTTAGACCCGCCTCGAAGCTAGCCATCTACTTTTGAGACCTTGTTGTCTTCAAAGAAGTCTGCTGAACCACCGTACTCATGCGATCGAGTGAACCACCAGTCCACTCGATATCGATTTGATCAAGTCGAACCCCGTGTTTGTCCAAAACATGCTCGGCAAAATCTTTGACAGCATTATGAATCGCTTTTTCCACGCCCACTTCTACTTTCAACTCTGCCATATCCTCTCCTTGTTACCCTTCACTCAACCCTGTTTTTGCCATAATGTCAAGCTCTCGCCGCGCTTCGTCCACATCGATCGGATCGGTAATATCATAATTCTTACCGTTATAAACGATCCGCATATCCGCGGTTATGCCCGCAACATAACTGATATTGAAGATAACCTCCGTCAAACTCTGTGCTGCCTGTGCCGCGATCAATTCCCGGCTCCTAAGTGGCCGCACATAAGCCCACACTCCACCAGGAGTGAAATCGGTCCATGCCTTAACTTCCCCACCGTGTGCATCGGTCTCCCCCGTGGCAACCTCACTCTGGATCATAATAATCCGGTTACGCTTACCGGGTGGTGTCCAAGCTCTGAGACTGTTACCGGGTATTGCCATCAGAAGTGCCTCGCGCTGTCCATGGCGAACCAATGAGTAGCCGCCCGGGGGAGTGTCATTGGCAACGAGTTGGTTGACCGGCCGATAACCGTGTCACCCCGCTCTTCATACAAGTCGGTCAGGATCAATTTCATCCCGATCATTGTACTGGCCGGCAGTTCCCCGATAAAGTTCAACCCGGTTCCTGCCGCCGTAATGACCACATCGGCGCCACCCGCAGTAAGCGACAAGCCGGTAGCCGTGACGAAGTAATCGGTTAATACAGCAAGCGGGGCCGGGAGCACCCCACCCGATACCGACAACCGCACCCGATCCCCGACAACGAACGGGCTGTTCAGGATGCTGACCGTCGATCCGGATTTGGTAAACGGCACCAGATACCCACACTGGAACCGGATATGGACCGGATTACTCGGGGCCAATGTGGCCGACGGCCAGGAGCAACCATAATTCAAGACTATCTGACCAGGCTCACTCGCCAGATCAACGGTAAAGTCCGTAAAATCATGAATAACTCCGGAACTGTCGGTATATTTCACGAACCCGACAGCCCGGAGTGGGGGGAGCGGCAACCGGATGGCATTACCGCCAGGAAAACCGTCAAGATAAAGATCCCACGTCTGCAATACCAGCGCCCGCCACTGTTCCGTCTCGGCAGCCTGACGGCAAGCTGATATTGCAACCGTGAGCAGAGCATCATCGGCAGTAAAAGTCGTTACATCAACAACCCCGCCCACCTTGACATGCTGCTTCGCCTCGGTTAAATGCATCGGCTCGGCAGCCGGGGGTATGTACTGCTTCAGGATCATGCAGCCTCGATAACGTAGGTCAAGATGATATCGACGTGGGTAGCGGTAGCCATATCACTACCCGTTTTTAACACCCGGACTGCAGTGTTGGCATCATTTGCCACAAAACTCGCCCCGTCAGCCAGAACAGCGGCCCCGGTGATCCCCGGACGGAGCACGGTGCTACGGGTCAACTGTGCTTGCGCGAACGCAACGAGCTTCACTTCGCTCGTTTGGGTACCGAGAATATCAACAGTGGTCACCGTCGCTGCGTTACCGCCAATAGCGATCATGGTTGTATCGATCAACCGGTATTTATACCCGGCCAGAGCCGGAAGCAGTGTAAGTCCCGCATTGACCTCGGCAGCGGTCGCCCTAGTCCGCAGGTTCAACACCAATCCGGTAACAATCGACCCGAATTGAGCATCGAACATGCCGCCGGAGGCTATAACCTGCCTACCACCACCTTGTTCGGTATAAACTAATGTATTATAACTCATTTTCTACCTCGTGGTTTCGCCTTTGGGCGAGCATCTGTATTTTCAGGCGGTTCGGTCATAGCTACCTCGACAACCGGTTGGGCATACCCGCCGTTAATAAGCTGAAGTGCCTGGGTTTCTTCAAGGTCAACCACCTGTCCAGGCATGGCCGAACCATGAGGCCCGGCCATGATTGACTTCATCCTCACCAGCATGATTACGCGGCAGCCGGGGAAGCAGAAACAGAAGCCGCCAAGAGTTGACTGGTAATTTCAGGCTTTTTCTTACCGTTGTACTGGATGGCCACGATTCCGAGAATCAAGGTATTAGCCACACCGAGAGTGATCATCGGTTCAACGTATCGACTGGTCGCCGGGTCAGGTTGGTACAAGTCAACCACAATAGCCGACTCAGTGAGAGCCGCAGTAGTGGTCGTTACCGTATGAGTGGCCCCACCGGCAAGTTTGGTGCCGCCGGTGGCATTAGTAGTGTTACCATTGATGTCGCAAGCAATGGTCCCGGTGTTGAGAATGGTGCCGAATGAAAAGATGAACATGCATCCTTCGTATCCGGCCATATCCAGAACCGCTCCTTTTCTGGTGGTCTGCCCGGCTGCGAAGTATCCGAGCAATTGAGTAACTTTTACGTGTTTTGAGAGATTCATAATACTCCTTCAGAAAGCTCCCCGGAGGGTGCATAATATTTAGATTACAGGCATTTAATTCGAGTGAATGCCTCTGAGAGCACGGGCATCCCATCAAACTCGGTGTCGAACAAGAAACCAACCTGGCGAGTTGCGGCAAAAAGCTCATTCAGTCGCTTGATCCGAAGCGACAATGACTGCAGAGTCCAGTACCAAGAGAAATCAGCGAACATACCGACATATAAACCAGTGGTAAAAGTGTTCGGTACGTACTCACTCATGTATAACGGGGAACCTTTGAGGTTATCGAGTGCGCCGATCTTATCAGTCAACTCGAACAAGTACCGTCCTTCACCGTCCTTCACCTTGGCGAGTTTAGCAACAGCAGTCCTATTAAAAAGCCATGAAGATTTCGTCATATACTGCGCTTTCATGTTATATTTAATATTCACAATGTCATCAGCAGTGAAATCCGTGGTCCCTGCGAGTGACATTGTGAATATTAAATATATGCCTTTAGCTGACGCAACAAACAACCCAAGGGGCTCCTGGTTACCGGTTCCCAGCAGATACTTATTTTCTTTCAAAATGGCATATTTATAGGCAACCCGATCCATAACAATGGCCTCGGGATCAATACCGTCCGCCCGGAGCATTGCATCAGAACACTTGATCAATTTACTGGAAGGATGCGCCTTGAATTCGCGTTTCCCGAAAGCAAGAGCGCTATCTTCCGGAGCCGTCTTGATCTCAGTGATCATCGAGAAATCATCGACATCGGTTTCCAGCGTCGGAAAACCAAGACCATTAACATTGGTAGTTGTAAACCCGGTCGTAAGCCCCTCAAGAAAGGTCATATTCTTAACAGCCGCAATCAGCCGGGGAACAAATTCTTGCGGGGCGTTCAAGAACCCACCACCAGTATCGGACCCGGTGACAAGCGCTCGTTGCTCTTCAGCGGTCAGTTGACCAGTACGAAGCAAATTGCGAAACGCCACCGAACGAAGCTCAGCATCGGGGGTACTTGGCTTCTGCACCGCATTCTGAGCCGCCGCAGCCGCATTCGCCCGTTCTTCCTCTTGAAGACGGGTCTCCCGGTCGATACTATCCCGGAGATTTACTGCGTCTTTGAGCAGTGCATCATACTGGCCGGTTTCCTCGGCGGACATCTCTCTTTTTTCTGCCTCGGCTTTGTCAACAAGCGCCCGAGCCTCGGTCACGGAACGATTCCGTTTTTCCAACATCTCTCTAAGTTTTGCACTCATATGGTGCTCCTTCTGTCATCACGACAGTAGTTTCGGCCAGCCTCACGGCGGTCCTGTTGTGTTACAACGCGGCTTCCAGTTCCAACCGGAGCCGCCGTAAATACGTCTTGTTGTCTGGTAGGTCCTTCGCCTTTGCAGCTTCGAGCGACCGCAGAGCACAATCAGTGCTCGGGTATGCTGGATAGGTCACATAAGAAACGTCATAAAGTCTCTTGATCTTTGAAATAGTCCGTTCCCACATACCATCTGTAGACCGCTTCCACGAGTCACCGCCTTCCAGAATGGAGAAAGCAAAACTCATCTGATCAATGTCGCCGCGCCGCATGGACACCTGTAAATCACGGCTGTAGGTGGTATCCGGTGGGTCGTTCTCAATCGCCAATCCACCAGCGTCTTCCTTAATACGGAGAGTCCCGGATTTGGTACGACCCATAACCATATTCGAGTCATGGTTCTTTAACGCCCGAACATCGTCGGCCAAACACTCGGAGAAAGCGCCGGGTAAAATCATTTCCCGAAACCCCCCGAGATCATCACTCCATGAATTGACGACTGCGGCATGGCCGCGCATAGTCGGGTTCTCCCCTTCATCCAATGTGATTACAATTGGGGAAAATCGCCGCTCAAGGTGTTTCATTGCGTAACCTCTTTCTTTACTGGCGGTGGTTTGACTCCTGCCATCTTGGCCGGTACCATACCGCTCTGTAGGTAATACTGTTTTCCTTCTTCAGTTCCGGTCGGGTTCTCCCCTTCATAAAGCCTGACGCCATCTGGTGATATTGAAGCCATATCGAACCGGTGTTTAAGGTATGTTGCCCTGGCAACCACATCGCCCCGTACCAGACTATCCATGTCGATGTCGATACAATATTGACCTGTCTCGGACGAATAAAGCAGATCCCTGTCCATGGCCTGTTCCCACCGGGAGACATTCTCATGCATTGTGATTGCTTTAAATAAGGTCAAGAATTGTTCGGCACTGGCGAAAGTAGGGGCTTTATCCCCAGCCGCACCGAGCATTAGAGGAACCTTATAGATTCTGAAAATATCCTCAACTTGGAATTTCCGAGTATCAAGGAACTGGCTCTCTTCGGCGGTCATACCGATTTTGGTGATATCCATTCCCTCTTCGAGAAGGAGGGATTTATGGGCATTCGACACCCCAGCATACTCCCCGCCGGTATTTAATTGATCCTTTAAACGTTCATGTGCAACCTGCCCTAACTTGCCAGGATGCTTGAAAACCTTACTTATTTGGGCACCATTTGAGAACAGACGTGCACCGTGTTCTTCGGTCGCCATAGCAATACCGACTGCTTGATATGCTGCCCACCGAATAGGAGACAGGCCGATGATACCGTTAATCGAATACCCACGAACATGCAGCACTTCGTCAGCGCTCAGAACTTCCGACTTCCCATCTGAAGAAGTATGCTCGTACCAAAGGGTAGAACCGGCGGGTGGACATGGAGAGGTATCATTAAGGTACAATGCTATGCCACTGGGGGTAATAATGAAAGGGGACACGGAGTCCGGGTGCATGGGAATAAGTTCGTTCTGTTTTAATCCCGGATGAAAGATAATCTTGGAATAAGCATTACCCCTGAGAAGCCGGTGTCCCTCCATCATCTCGAACCACTCAAAAGACGATTGCCACCGATTAGGACGATGGCGAATCAATCGATGGCAACGATGGTTTTTTATGATGTCTTTACCACCGTCTTCACGCTCACGCTTCACATTCTTCGGCATCGCCGCAAGAGTACCAGCAAGAACAGTGACGCAACAATAAACAGCAGAGGTGCGCAGGGCGGTATCCGGGGTTACATTTTGACCAGCGTTATTCACCCGACCACCGCCAAACAACTCAATAAGGGCTGGATCATTCAGCCCGAGCTTCACCGACGACCGCAGTTCGGATGTAAACTGAAAAATACCCACTAAGGCTCAACCTTCGGTTTCGGAGCTGTAATATCCAACCATGCACCCCCAATAAGTAGTAAACTCCCGCAAACTGACCATGCAATCCAAGGTTGAAACTGATAGAGCCCATACCCTAACGCAACTAACCCGATTACTTGTAAAATTCCCGCTACTATTCGCATACCTTACCTTTCGGAGATTGTCAAGAGATTATTTATCCTAGTACCAGAATACCACGGTCCTCATATACCGACCGTCCGCCCCGAGGTTCTGGATTAAGCACCATCAGAGTCACAGCGGCAAAAAGTGCCATTACCGGATCGATCTTACCGGTGCCACTTGCCTGTTTCGTTACCAAGATTGCATTACCTTTCGGCTCGACCCGGGCATTGCCGACGCACCAATTCATCAGCTTGCTGCCGTTATGGTGGAGTTTGCCGGCAGCAAGTTTGCGCTCAGTGTCTTTGATTGCAGAGGTAAGCCGCCAACCCTGCGATACACCGGTAACCCGATCATCTTCATAGCCTCGCAACTTCAATTCATTAACCGGTTCCGCTATTCCGGAAGGGTCAACCCCGATCCGTTCCAGCAGACCGGATTCCTCACATGTGTCTATCCGGTCGCAGAACTGCTGCACGTCCTGGCCGACTTCATCGATAATGGTCAACTCCCCGGCTGCCTGCAGATCCTTGTACATCGGCGCCTCGGTCTTCCGGCGCTCCAGGGCGATGGGGTGGATCCAAGCGCCGAACCAGGCCCGCCAGAGGTCGTGGTCGTCGCGGTCGCGGCCAAGGATGCATTGTCCGAGTAAATCATCCAGACCGCCACCGTCGGCGCCGACAGTGATAACATCCGAACGCTCGAAGATCATATCAAGGGTGAGCTCCGGTTGAGCATTATAACGCCAACCGACGATTTCACCATCTACCTTAATCGGCGCCTTCTCCCAGAAGTCGGCCCCCGCCCACCGTTGGGACCGGAGGACCATGCCGATCTCAACATTGAGATGCTTGGCGAAGAAGCTACAGAGCGATTCTTCTCCTTTTTCTTCGGCTTTCTTCCATTTTCTCTCGATTGCCGGTATGTCAACCGATAAACCAAGATTCGGATTGGTTATATAGAAGTTCTTCGGATTCTTATAGCTCTCATCCTCAATCATCCGCCTTGGGAACTCATAAATCACCGGAAGAAAACAAGGATCTATAATTTTTCCATCTCGAACGTCGCGAGCGTAATTTAATTCCTGATTAAATACCCCTGCAGGAGCCCGATCCGCTTGTGTAGAAATATAAATTACACACCCCTCAGGACGTGACATGAGACCACCAGTCGCTTCGAGTATCAAATTCTCAGCATCGGGTTTCTCACCAAATAACCACAGTTCCTCGATTAAGGTAATGGTCCCGATCTTTCCGGAAACAGTGCTCTTATCCGCCGCAACGACTTTAAGAATTGTTCCATTGGTACGGTGGGTAATGGTTTTTAAGTGGTCCTGAACATGGAATAACTCTTTTAGTTCCGGGTCAAGCTCAACCATCCATCGAGCGGGAGTATAGGAGTTTCCCGCAACCTCCATGGTGGGGGCTATAATATTGTATTCGGCACCGTTCCGCCAATTGATGATACAAGCGGTCAACATTACTGCAGCACTGATAAAACTTTTTGTATTTTTTTTACTTACGAGGAGAAAAAACTCAACAATCAACCGACGACCAGCTTCGGCATCATACGCACCGAATATCGCCCTTACCCAATCGAAAACCCATGGTCGGCACGCTTCACCCATGGTCGGCTGGCCGGGGATGTTGTAGATACGGAGGGCGCAGAAGATATTCAGGGCGTATTCTGCTTGGTCGGGGAAGAGCGGGGCGCAGGGGACCAGGGACTCACCGGCGACGATGCGGGACTCCCAGTCGGGGCAAGCCGTGGTCCAGACTGGAGGGGTCATGCTATAGTCCTTATCATGGTATAATCTACCATCATCCATTTACCAGGACACGATATAGCTCTACCGGTTACAATTAATGGGATATCCTGCCCAAAAATAGATATAATCACCTCTTTATCAGCTAAAAAAGCATTCTCTATTTTCAAAAAAAGAGGTGATTCATATTTCACAGAAATATGAAAGTCTATTTCCATGGTTACCTCCTTCTTCGAATTCGAGCGATAAATTGTTGATACTCCCGAGCCTCGGAATCAACAGGTTTCTTCACCGGGCCGGGATTGAATTTCTTCGTACCGGTAGTCTTGAGAAGTTCAATCGCTTTCTTGGTTGAAATCATCCGATCCTCCCTATGACCTTATTCGGCGGCGCCACCGGGGCGAATTTGCTGCCGGCAGCCACACGGGTAGCGTTCTCGACTCGCTCTTCCTTCTTGGTCTTGTTCGATTTGGCGTCAAGCT